TGACGTAATGCTCTTTTTGCTTTTCGGTGATGCGCTTCTCACGTATCGCCGTTTCAACAGCATTTGTGATAGCTTTCAACCGAATTTCAGACTCTGATGTCTGGAGAGTTTCGATCTTTGTATTGAGAGCTCCAATAGCCTCAAGGATTGTTTTTTCGTTGGCATCTTCTGCCAGGCCGAGTTTTAATGCAATGTTTTTCATTGTTTGTTTTTCTTTTGTTTTAATTTCAGGTAAAAAAGAAAGATCGGTATCATCGGTCAGGGTCACATACTTTCCGGTTTCACGGTTTTTGATCGCCATGGCGTCGTCATTGGCTCCTATGTCACTAACGCTTACTTCATCAAGCCGCCACTTGGTTAATGTGGCATATTTTTGCCCCGGCATCAGGTGTTTGCTGTCTTCTGAAAATTCAATGGGTGTAAGTCCCGGGCTCACCATTTTATATATTCCCTTATCCCACTTATCTGCTACTTTCTTGGCAAATGGATCCTCGGTGTCGAATTCAAGCTCGCCCATTACTTTCCCGTCTTCTTTCCTTACGTTATTAACCTTGCCAATGGGCATGATCTCATCTTCAGTGCCGCGCCACGGTCTCATATGCATCCACAACAGTATTGGATTCTTTTTGTATTGTGAAAGATCGGCACCTTCGGTCAGCACCCTGAACCCTTTCCGGTTTAACCGTTCACTGCTTATTACGACAGTTCTGTTTTTCACTTTCTTTTGATTTTGATTTTAATCATGCAACTGCAAAAGAAACACAGCCTGATACTATTTGCAAATTTTATTGTCATACTGACAATAAAACTTGTCAGTATGACAATAATGTTTCCTTTTTGCCTTTCGATTATTTTCTTTTGTAAAAAATAATATGAGAGATGACATCAGAGATTAAGAAGAAAAAACGGGTAAGGGATGAAAGTAAATACGAACATGCCTGGCTTTTGTTTTCACAAAAAGTAAGCCGGCAGGAAATTGCCCGCAGGGTAGGTATTGCCGAAAGAACACTTACACGTTGGATTACAAATGACGACTGGCACTCAAGACGTGCTGCAGCAAACATAACTCGTGATGAGCTGATCAATAAAACCCTTAAGCTTATTGACGGGCTTTTGGAAAAGAGCCTTGAGGATGACAGTGCTGACAGCAGCGGACTGGCTGACAAGCTTAGCAAGCTTGCCGGGGCAATAAAAAACCTTGACAAGCAAGCCAACGTGGTTGATATCATCCAGGTCTTTATGACTTTCAATCGCTGGCTCATGAGCCGGCAGGCTATTGATGCCACGCTTACTGACGATCTGATCAAAACAATCAACAGGTATCAGGATACATTTATCAATGAACGTTTAGCACATCAAAAAGAATGAATTTATCGCAGGCACAACAGGCAATAAAGCGGTGGCATGAACACTTCAAAAAAATACAAAGCCACACCACGCTAACCCTTTTTGAAACACCGGACGAAAAGCAGGTGCGTATAAAAAAGGCCAAGAAGGATTTTGCCTGGTTTGTCAGCTATTATTTTCCGCACTATGCCGAATATGCCACGCCAAACTTTCATGTCAGCCTGGCAAACTATATTAAAAAACACCCCGAATCGCAAACAATAGTAAGATGGGGGCGGGGGCTCGGCAAATCGGTTGTATGCGATATATTCATCCCGATATGGCTCTGGATCAATGGAGAGCCGGTATATGAATTGCTGATCGGTAACAACCTTGATAAGGCAAAAATACTGCTGGGTGATGTCCAGCTGGAATTCGAAGCAAACGAAAGGCTTATACATGACTATGGCAGGCAAGTGGTTGGTGGTAACTGGACTGACGGCTACTTTGTTTGCAAGGATAAGTTTATCGGTAAAGCAATCGGAATGGGGCAGGATGTAAGAGGTTTGCGGAGTGGTGCACAGCGTCCCAATTATATTGTTGCTGACGATCTGGAAGATAAAGATACGGTAAAAAACCCCAAGCGGCAAAATGAAGCCGTTCAGTGGATAGAAAGGGCTGTAATACCCTGTATGGACGGGCCAATACAAAGATATGTACACCCGAACAATAATTTCGCTCCGCGTACAATACAGGAAGAGTTATGGCAAAAACATCCCGACTGGAAAATGCACCGTGTAGATGCATGCCCGGACCCTGACCGCAAACCCGTATGGTATCAGAAGTACACACAAAATTATTACAAGAAACGGGAAGAGGCTATCGGCACTATAGCGCTCGATGCTGAATACAATAACAGTCCCTTTATCGAAGGCAGTGTATTTACGGCAGACATGATCCAGTGGGCTAAGCCTCCAAGGTGGGATCATTTTCAGATGCTTATCGGTATGTGGGACCCGGCTTATTCCGGGAAAAATGATTATAACGCTGTAAGGATATGGGGGTTGTATAAACACAACTTCTGGCTTATGAAAAGCTTTGTCAGGCTGTGTAAAATGAGAGACGCGCTTTGGTGGATGTACAACATCAATGCTGAAATGCCGCAAGGTGCATACATACACTGGAAGGTTGAAAGCCAATTCTGGAATGATCCTCTGCGGGAAGCTATTGCACAGGTAGAGGTAAAATGGCAAAAGATGCCTCATCCGCCTGTCAACATCTCAATTATACCAAGCTCGAAGGTTAAAAAGATTGACAGGCTGTTGAGCATGCATCCATATTATCAGAACAGGCGAATTTATTGGAATATAAACGAAAAAGCCAATAACGACACACAGGCAGGAATGGCTCAGCTGCTTGGAATAGAACCGGGATACCGGACACCCGACGATGCTCCCGATGCTGACGAGCAGGCTATAAGCCAGCTGGTGAAAGCAGACAAACAAATGGCGTTCGACCCTGTGATTGGTAAAAGAGAAACAACGCATTCATGGTAAAAGAAAGAAAAGATTACGGGATTATTTATAAGGGTTTTGTTTGGTTAAAAACTCGGTGGCGTCGATGGCAAAAAAAACGGCAAGGAAAGAAAATTGAAAAACTGATTAAAGAGGCAGAAAGATTAAAAGAGCTAACCGGCTATAAATATTTAGTACTGCTATTTATGGGCAGGTATAGGGTGTTGCCGAAACAAATGATCAAGACATGGTGGAAAGCCGGTATGTTCAAGCAAGGAGTAACATTGAGCATGATTGAAAAAAAAGCGATATATGTAACCAAACCGAAAACAACAAAAAAGGAAAACAATGGCATACTTAACAAAAGAAGAGCTGACAACACATCTGCGAAGCGAATCAATTGCGTCAATAACACGCAATGACAACGCGTTGGCACAAAGCGCAATAGATGGTGCAATAACCGAAGCAAAGGGTTACCTTTCACGCTTCGACACTGATGCTATATTCAGCGCAAAAGGCAGCGACCGCAATGAGCTGCTTTTAATCTTTGTGAAAGATATTGCTGCCTGGCACCTGGTGAATATCGTTAACCCTAATATCGAGATGAAGCTTCGCCAGGACAGGTACGAAAGAGCTATAAGCTGGCTAAAAGATGTACAAAAGGGGATTGTAGAACCGGATTTGCCAAAGCCGGAAGATGTTGATACAAGCCTTACAAAATATGGAAGTATAGAAAAAAATGAATATGACTGGTGAGCAGTAAAAACAAACAACAATGACACAGACACAGATATTGGACAAATACGGAATGCCTCTTAATGCCGTGACAATGGCAGACAAGGAGTATACAGACAAGCTGAAAAAAATTGTAATTGACCTGGCAGTTCAAACGAGAAACCTTACAAAGAAGGATATAAGGTCATGGCGCCAGGCATGGCAGATGGCAATTGATCATGAAAACCCGCGCCGGCGGGAGCTTTATAATGTTTACACGGATACCGACATAGACGGTCATCTTACCGGCACAATATCGCAGATCAACAACTCTATAAAACAACGTACATTCAAGATCATAGATAAGAAAAACAAAAAAGAAAAAGAAGATTTGACCGAGCTTCTTGAAGCCGAATGGTTTAAAGATTTCTTGAATTTTGCACTTGAGTCACGTTACTGGGGACATTCGTTGATCCAGCTTGGAGACGCGGTAACTGTGGACGGGAAGCGTAAACTTACGAACGTTGAACTTGTGCCACGTGTTCATGTAATACCTGAATATGGTGTAATTTTGCGTGAACCCGGCGATGAAATTGACAGCGGTATTAACTACAGGGAAGGCAGGCTCACGCAGTGGATTGTCGAAGCGGGCAATCCCTATAACCTCGGGCTATACCTGAAAACATCACCACATGCTATTTCAAAGAAAAACATGGCTGCATTCTGGGATACGTTCGGGGAGCTGTTCGGCATTCCAATAAGAACCGCAAAAACCAGTAACACAAACCCTTCAGAACGCTCTAAGCTAGAAAAGATGCTGCGCGATATGGGTGCAGCGGCATGGGGCTTGTTCTCTGAAGGTACAGAGATAGATATACGAGAAACCAATACCCGCGATTCTTACCAGGTATTTGATCAACGGATACTGAGGGCAAACTCGGAAATGTCGAAAATTGTACTTACAGAAACTATGACCACCGACGACGGATCTTCGTACAGCCAGAGCAAAATACATGAGAACATGTTTAAGCAAGCTGTTGGAGCCGAGGCGGACAGGATCAAGGATATTGTCAATAACCAGCTGCTGCCAAAACTGGCTAATCTTGGATTCCCTTTTACACCAAATGATGTCTTCGAGTGGGATTATACCTATGAATATACACCCGAGCAACGAACACAGCTCGAACGCACCCTCCTTGATTATTTTGAAATAGACCCGGAGTACTTCATCGACAGGTACAACATACCTATAACC